ATTTGTGAAGTTATCAAAAAATCAACAGGAATAATTATTGTTTATTCGCAATATATTGATGGAGGCGTAGTACCATTAGCATTAGCTCTGGAAGAAATGGGATTTGCCCGTTATGGTTCTGCTTCCTATACAACATCTTTATTAAAAACCCCGCAAACGCCGATTGATGCATTAACAATGAAACCCAGACAAGAATCAGCCAATGGACCAAATAATGGTGCGGCAGCTGCTTTTAAGCAAGCAAAATATGTCATGATAACTGGAGATAAATCATTTTCGCCCAATAATTTAGCAGATATCAAGTATGCAACGAATGACGATAATTTATATGGTGAAAAAGTAAAAGTTATTTTAATTAGTCAAGCTGCAGCCGAAGGCCTTGATTTTAAAAATATTCGCCAAGTACATATTTTATCACCATGGTATAACCTGAATCGTCTGGAACAAATTATTGGACGAGGTGTTCGTAATTTAAGCCATTGCATGCTGCCATTTAAAGAACGAAATGTTGAAATTTATTTACATGCTACCCTGCCAAAAAATGATGAGGAACCTGCCGATCTATATTTATATCGATATGCTGAGAAAAAGGCCATACAAATTGGCAATGTAACGCGGTTAATGAAAGAAGTTGCAGTAGATTGTATTCTTAATATTGGACAAACCAAATTAACCGTAGAAGATTTGTTAGCGAATGCCCAAAATAAAAACGTGAAACTGCTTTTATCAAGTGAAAAAGAAGTAGAATTTAAAATAGGTGATAAACCATTTTCTGGAACATGTGATTATATGGATAATTGTAATTTTGTTTGTTCTCCAAATCAAGAAATTAATGAGGCAGAGTTAGTTAAATCAACATATAGTTTGAACTATGCCAAAACAAATTATGCGGCCATTGTAAAACGAATTCGACAATTATTTCGTGAACATTTTTTCTATAAACGAGAACATTTATATAATGCGATTCGTATTAATAGAGAATATCCAGATGAACATATAGATTATGCTCTTTCACGGTTTATAGATAATAAGAGCGAAGCTATAATAGATAAGTATGGGAGAACAGGATACTTAGTAAATAATGGGGAATTTTATTTATTCCAACCTGTCGAAATATCTGACGAGCATTCTTCGATTTTTGACCGTTCTATCCCAATAGAATATAAAAACGAATTGTTAAAAATGGAATTACCAAAAGAAAAGGAGAAGGAGGTAGAATTGGTGGAATTATCACTTCAACGAAATCTAAGTAAAGGTCCAGGTCCCGGTCAAGGTGATGGACAAGGGGGCGATGAACCAGGAGGAGATGAGGTTGACTTTCACGAAGGTTATAACAAAATTATACATAAGATTCGAGAACATTTGGAAATTGTCGAAGAAGAAAAAGAGAATACCGAACCCATGGATAGTGGAGAAATGGATTGGTACAAACATCTTGGCCGAATTCAACGTATATTGATTGAAATCCACGAAATTCCGGAAGAATTGTTGATGAAATATACGATTTATCACTTATTGGATACTCTTTCGTTTGAAGAACGGATGGTTCTCATTAAAGAGATTTATAAGTCAAATGAAATTGATAAATTAGACGAAATCGAAACCCATATTAAATCTTATTTTGATGAGAAAAAATTTACATATAATGGATTAGTAGGTATAGTGATTGCAAATGGGAATAAAATAGACCTTTATGTGAAAGGGGCGGATGAAACATGGTCTATTTCAAAACCCACTGAATATCGAAGTTTTTTACCACTTATACAGAGGAAGTTACAAACTTCACGAGATAACATGAGCCAGTTTGTAGGATTCATGACGCTCTTTAAAAAAGAAGAGGTGGTTTTTAAAACGAAAGATATGATGGAAACGCGTAATAACAAAGGGTCAAAATGTAGCGGAAATACGAAGAATGATATTATTAAACGATTGAATAAGGTTCTCGAAAAAGGACCGTTTTTCAAAGAGGGCGATGAAAAAAATCCATATAATAAGGATATCTTGGTCAATACATTAAAAATGGGGTTTTGTGTGATTTTAGAGATGATAATTCGCTATTTTGATGAGTATGAAGGAAGTCGCAGTGGTCGAGCCTGGTTTTTTGATATAGAGCGTGCACTTATTAGTACAGTTGCGGCTATCTGATACTATGTCTATACCGTTTCTTCCCCGTGGTCATCAGTTTCCTCATATTCAATGAGGTAGGTAACATGCTTAGCCCTGCCGTATTTGTCGGCACGGAGACCCTCCTGTGTTCTCTCAAATGGCTTATTTTTTAGATACCACTTTCCCTTTTCGCCACTTTTTATAATTAGATTACAGTTATTGGCAATAGCTAAATCGTGCATTTGGCCATAGGTAAACGTTCCCGGAAATCCATGTGACTCAACCAGATTATCACCCCAGACATCCTTCTCTGTGAACCGCTCCACGTTGATAAAGATGCGTGACTCCGACATTGCTTTTAGATTGTTTCTAGTTGTGATGGGAACCCTTCATAATCAATTTTTTACACAAATATATTCAAAAAATTGATATTCCTAAATGGTGTAAAGATATCTCTTATTATTATATCATCATGGACCAAAGACAACGCAGTGGACCCAAAACATATGGTGTTTATACACAATCTGTCTTGACTACCAAGGTTTCCTTGTCTATTCAAGAAGTCGGTAAAAATGTGAAGCAAAATTTAGAACGTATGATATCGAAAAAAATGGAAGGGAAATGTATTCCCGAAGGGTTTATTAAACCGGGCACCGTAAAAGTAATGACCTATTCAAGTGGAACTATCAATAATGAAAAGGTTGAATTTCAAACCGCATTTGAATCTATGATTTGTCATCCAGTTGAAGGAATGCTAGTGGAATGCAAGACCAAGACAATTACCAAGGCTGGAATTCATGCGGAAGTAGTAGACGATAGTGGAACGGTTCCAATTACCGTCTTTGTTGCCAGAGATCATCATTTTACGGAAAAACATTTTAGTGAAATAAAAGAAAATGCTACCATTTTGGTTCGAGTTGCTGGAGTTCGCTTTGAATTAAATGACCCGTATATTTGTGTCATTGGAAAATTAGTAGAGGGCCAGGACCAAGGAATGCGTGGCCAGCGTGTCCAAATAGGTGGTGATATTGAACTGAATAATGATGATGATGATCAATAAAATACAATATAAAACGATATAAATGCTTTTTTTCAAAAATCATATTCACAAATGAATTTTGAAAAAATAACCCATCTTGAAACCTTAAAAAAAACAATCGAAGGAATGAACAAACATCATCAAGTAGAGGTTCTCAAAATATTGACCAAAACTCTTTGTAAAATAAATGAAAACAAAAGTGGATGCTATGTGAACTTGTCTTTTTTACCTGAGGAAACCATTGATTCCATAAAGAACTACATAGATTATGTAAACTTACAAGAAGAATCTTTAATTACGATGGAATATCAAAAAGATGAATTTAAAAATGCATTCTTTGTTGAAAAAGAGGATAAAGACAACGCGACAATATCTTATAGTTCTCTAAATAAATAATGTCTAATGTTCCAAGTACAATTCATTCACTTTTTTATTTTAACAAAGAGCAGAGTTCAAATATACTGCAAATTTTAGGAAAATATATGTATCGAAAGGCCAAGAATAATATAGATGACTCAGTTTCTACTGTGCCATTTTCTTATGTAGCACCATCAATAAGTTCCATGTCTCACCATTATGATTTAGAAGTAGAACCTGCTCTAATAAGTAGCTGTGATAATGGGGAGACAGTAAATGAGACTGTAGATAATTCAGTAAATGAGACAGTAGTTCAAAGTCCTAATTCGATCAGCAACATTGAATATTATTATCCCAAGCAACAAGACACGCTTTTTTGGTGTATTTTTATTGCCGTACATGGTTATGATGAATATTTACAGGTTTCACGTAATTATGGTGTCAAAGAGTTAGAAATAAAACAAAAAGTCAGCAAATGGCTACAAACAAATTTGTCAAAAATGAAAAATACAAATATTAAGGTCACGAAAGTAGCTATGCAGGAAATCATGTCGGAATTAATTACCTCTGTAAAAGAAACCAGTATTATGGCAATGTTAGCAATGATAACTCATTTCAATATAAATGTGATTTTAGTGGATTCAACCGGTGCTCTCATGCTTGATTTCAAGGCAGATAGGGATAATGATTTGACACAAACCTTTGTTTTACAAAAGGATTCGTTTGGTAAATATAAGATTCGTACAGATTCGTTCTCGAAAGAGCAAGCAGAAGAATTCAAAAAACCAATGGTATGCTTAGAAAGTCATTTGCGACCACTCAAACCTATTACAAATTATCAAACTGATGAGCTTAAAACACTAGCTAGACGACTAGGCGGTTTTGATGAAAATTATAAATACAAGAAAGCCGAACTTTATGAAGAATTAACTGAAGCGATGAGATGGAAATAACAATAGTGACTTTTTGGGAAAAATTGAATAAAGACATATTAATATATTATTTTACTATATAAGATAATATATTATGAGTGAAAAGGATGTCACGGTACTTGTAGAAAAAACTGGCAAGGAACCTAGTAAAGATGGCAATGACCGGGTCGAAGTTCCCAAATCATTAATCCAAAAAAAGGCTGAATTCGAAACCATAGTAAAACATTATTTAGAAAGTAATCCCTACGTGAGCACGGGTCGTAAATCAAGTGAGCTAGAAATTCGCTTTGGCACAAATACCAAATTATCGCGTCCCATTTCTAAAATCGATTATGATAACGTCATTAAACAATTATATGCTTATGGTTTTGTTCCAGAACATCAAGATGGCACCCAGTTATTACGTATTTCTTGTGAATATGTAGATCCACGAAGTGGACAAACTAGAATGTCAAATATTCGTGCGGAAATCGTAGGGACAGATTTAATACAAGAATATTGCCGTACTAATAGTCTGCAACGTATTATTGATATGCCATCTACGGTTTTTAATAAATTAAAATTCACACAAAAGATGACCGCTATGGATAAAGCGGGCGTAATGATAAAACGCCTTGATATGGATGATTTTAATTTTCGAGTTTCTTATCAAACAGAACAAGATTATAATATTCAATCTAGTGTTACGCGTAATATCGTATCGCGGTGGGCAGATTCCAAAAAAATGTTTCGTTCAATGAACCGCACACGGTTTAAGCATCCAATTTATCCTATTTTCGCGGATTTGAGTATTGTAAAAATGCCGAAGCAAACGAATCGTATTTCGATTCCCCATTATACAATTCAAGAGGCAGGTGTTTTTAATACATCGGAACGTTATGAAATAGAATTAGAGGTAGATAATGGTGGCATGGGTTCTGGTTCACCCCACAATTCGTTACAGGCTCTCATGGATTCGCTTAGGAAATGCATTCGTATTGTATTGAGCGGTTTACAAGGAACTAAATATCCAATTTCATACGTGGAAAAAGATACGTTGTTGCAATCATATATGCGGTTAATTCATGCCGAAAAATATGACAAACCACGCCGGGTTTTTCCTAGTGATTTTGTTGGCCCGTCTTCCGTAACACTTCAAATAGGGAATATTCAGCCAGTGAATCCCGAAGTTAATATTAACAGCATTTGTAAAAATTATACTGTTACGGATAAGGCAGATGGGGAGCGTAAATTACTATATATCGCCGAAGATGGTAAAATATATATGATTGATACAAACATGAATGTTATCTTTACTGGAGTAAAAACCGCGGAAAAAACGATTTTTGATAGTTTATTAGATGGCGAGCATATTAAATATGACAAAAACAATAATTTTATTAATTTGTATGCAGCATTTGATGTTTACTTTATTAGTAAGAAATCGGTGCGTGATTTTGCCTTCTTACGATTAAATGAAGAAGATCCTGATACCAAATATCGCTTACCGCTTTTACAAAAACTCGTCTTTTTGATAAAGCCCGTTTCGGTCATGGCAGCATCTGAAACTGGCGGGCCAAACGCAAAACAATCTGTTGATTTTACCATCCGCTGTAAGAATTTCTATTATGACACTGACCAAATTAGTATTTTCGATTGCTGTTCTAGAATCCTGACAAATATGAAGGATGGTCTTTTTGAATATAATACGGATGGTCTTATCTTTACGCCTTCAGATTTAGCTGTTGGTGCAATAAAAGTTGGTAACGTGGCAGCAAAAATGGGCAAGGCAGCATGGGATAAATCTTTTAAATGGAAGCCGCCAGAGTTCAATACGATTGATTTCTTAGTATCTACCAAAAAAGACAAAACGGGAAAAGACGAAGTCCATCATATTTTCCAAGAAGGCCGGAATTTACAAGGCGTTCAAGATATTTTACAATATAAAACCCTGGTTTTACGGTGTGGTTTTGATGAAAATAAGCACGGATTCTTGAATCCATTTCAAGATGTAGTCGATGATAAATTGCCGACACCAGAAGACCTTGATAATGAAAACACATATAAACCTGTGCCATTCCAACCGACAGAGCCCTTTGACCCAAATGCCTGTTTCTGTAATATTATGTTAAAAGAAGATGGGTCTAATTTATTTATGATGACTGAAGATGAGGAATTTTTCGAAGAGGATATGATTGTAGAATTCAAGTATATTCAAGAGAATGAAATTGGATGGCGTTGGGTACCCTTGCGTGTACGTTATGACAAAACATCGGAACTTAGGTCAGGGCAGCGGAATTACGGAAACCCTTATCATGTCGCGAATAATAATTGGCACTCGATTCATAATCCCATTACCGAAGAAATGATTTCGACGGGTGAAAATATCCCCGAATTTGTTGCGAATGATGATGTCTATTATAATCGCCTTAGTAATGAGAGTAATACCCGGGCTCTTCGCAATTTCCATAATTTGTTTGTTAAAAAGAAGCTTATCATGTCGGTTTCTAGCCGCGGTGATACACTTATCGATTATGCGGTCGGTAAAGCTGGCGATTTATCAAAATGGATAGATGCAAAGCTAGCGTTTGTATTTGGCGTAGATATTTCAAAAGATAATATTGAGAACCAAAAGGATGGTGCATGTACGCGATTTTTAAAAGAGCGGCGAAATTATGGGGATAAAATGCCCTATGGATTATTTGTCAATGGAAATAGTGGACTCAATATTCGGAATGGGAAGGCTTTATATACAGAAAAAGAGCGGCAAATTACGAATGCGGTATTTGGAAAAGGACCCAAAGATGCCACGCTTTTAGGGAAGGGCGTTTATCGACAATATGGTATTGCTGAACAGGGATTCAATGTAAGTTCTTGTCAATTTGCTGTCCATTATTTCTTTGAAAACAAAACTTCCTTTCATGAATTTCTGAGAAATATCGCTGAATGTACTAAGGTAAATGGATATTTTATTGGCACTTGTTATGACGGTAAGACAGTATTTGATTTGCTCCGTAAATATAAGAAGGATGAAAGCATGACTATTTTCAAGAATGAGAGTAAGATTTTTGAGCTCACTAAAATGTATGACCAGACTGGCTTTCCCGATGATGAAATGAGTTTGGGGTATGCAATTAATGTTTATCAAGAGAGCATTAATCTGTCGTTTCGCGAATATTTGGTGAATTTTGACTATTTGGTCCGAGTGATGGAGGATTATGGTTTTATTTTACCTCCAAAAGAGGAAATTCGGGGCATGGATTTACCGGATTCTGCTGGCCTTTTCCGTGAATTATATACGAATATGGAGAATGAAATAAAACGTAACAGGCAAAGTCAAACAAATTATCGGCAGGCAGCAGACATGTCACCCGAGGAGAAACAAATTTCCTTCTTGAATCGCTATTTCATTTTTAAGAAGGTCCGAAATGTAGATGCGAAGAAAATGAATGAAGTGATTTTAAAACAGAATGAGCTTTTGGAGCGTAATGGAGAGGAAACTATGTCAAAATTAGCAGAGTTAGCGGTAGACAAAGACGCTGCACCCGTTGTCATTTCAAAAATAAAAGGTCCCAAATTAGTTATTAAAAAACCGACGATTGAAACGAAAGTTGGAGATAAAGATAAAGATGAGCAGGTTGAGCCAGTTGCTCAAAAATTAAAAGTTGGTGAGGGTGTTCAACCATTGAAATTAAAGATTCGTCAAAAACCACAAACTGGATAATATCAGTATTTATGGTCAAAAAACAACATAAACACTTTTTTCAATAAATAATAGGAATGTCTTATTATTTATTACCAAAAACTTCTATTATTATACATAAATATATTGATTGCATAGAACATGAGGAAACGCCAAAACCCATAATATCAAATTCTCTTTCGACCTATTTGTATGAAACGAAACAGCAATTAGATGAACGCGAAAAAGACTGGGATATTTTCAAGAAATATACAAATCCCTATGAATATATTCACTCAGTTGTTCCGTTTAAAAAGAAATGCGTATCAAAACATAAGCCCCTATCCCGCTCTTACTTCAAAATGATAGAAATCGTAAATACCTTCAACCTCACGTTTGATTCACGACCGATCAAGACATTTCACTTAGCTGAAGGACCGGGCGGATTCATCGAGGCAATTGTTGGACTCAGAAAATGCCACCACGATGTCTATATTGGAATGACAATTCAAGACGAATATAATGACCCAAATATTCCTGGATGGAAAAAAAGCGAATCCTTCCTCCGGCAAAATAAAAACGTCTATATTGAATGCGGAGTAGATAATACGGGGAATATTTTATCCCTAGAAAACTTTGTCTATTGTAAAGAAACCTATGCATCTTCTATGGACTTAATTACAGCAGACGGAGGGTTTGATTTTTCTATTGATTTTAATAACCAAGAGATACATATTGCCCGACTTTTATTTGCCCAGATCGCGTTTGCTATTTGTATGCAAAAACGTGGTGGTTCTTTTATTTTGAAAATGTTCGACTGTTTTATGCAACATAGTATTGATTTATTATATATTTTATCCTCTTTTTATGATAAAGTTTATGTTATGAAGCCACATACGAGTCGATACGCAAACTCCGAGAAATATATTGTATGTAAGGGGTTTTTGTTCTCCTCTTGTGAACATTTTTATCCATTTATTCATCGGGCGTTTGAAAAAATGACAGCTAATGTGAATTCAAGCAGCGAATCTTATATTCATCGATTTATCAGTATGCCTATTCCATATTGTTTTATCACAAAAATTGAGGAATATAATGCGATCTTGGGACAGCAACAAATAGAGAATATTCATTATACCATTTCTCTCATAGAAAATAAGCATAAACAGGAAAAAATTGATAATTTGATAAAACTAAATGTGCAAAAATGCATTCAATGGTGTACAAAATATAATGTACCATTTCAGCAGATAATGACCACAACCAATGTCTTTATTAATCCGTGTTTAGATGAAGAGGATATATATTAACTAGGATTGGTCTTTTGCAAAATTTAATAGAGCTTCTGCTCCTTCTTCTACTCCTTCTTCTACTACGTCTAAGACTATTTCTTGTTTTACTTCGTTCGCAATTATTTTTTGATCACGAAAAATAACTATTGTATTATAAGCCATCGGGTCATTTTCTGGGCTTATATTTTCAACAAATTCTGGCGATAAGGTTATTGTATCTGTTGCACTCGTTTGCAAAGTGTACTGTTCACTTGAAACTGTATAACTATGTTCTGGAAACGTTATCAGACTTGACCCGACAGATGGATTGGAAGTATCAATCTCAAAATTTATTTTGTTTTTTTTGTTTAATAAACGAAAAAATGTTCTGTTTGCTGCCGTGAACGCTAGCGGTCCATTATAAACAACAGTTGTAAAAAGACGTAATGAAACATACCATTGACCACAAATAAACATAAAGCATTCTACAAATTTGTCTTCTATTTTAATTTTTGCTGAAATAATTGGACCTACGTTTAATTTCACTAAAAATTGAGGAATTTGTATTGTTTCAACGCTTTTTATGATTACATTATTTGGAGTTATATAGATAATGTGATTTTTGATACTATTTGCAGTTATACATGTCTCCCATGTTGGATTAATTTTATTGTTAAATTGGGTATCTAATGTATTACATGCTCCTTTGGGATTTGGACAAGTTGCTAAATCTAATTTTTCTGATTTGATACCTTTTTTATTTGTTGACGCATCATCTGATTTTGATTGGTCACCAGACCATGATGTAAATGGCCAGAATCCACCCCGCTGAGCTTTCTTCGTTTTTTTACACTTTTTCACTAGGAAAGGTGTATTAGTTCTTCGTTTTACTCTTGGTTTTCTTTTGATAGTTGATTTTTTTTTTTTTGTTTTTTTAGTGTAACTTTTACTAGGCATATTTATATTATATTGATATAAATATACAAAAAATAGCGGTTGATTATCCTCGTATAGATGTATCTGAACAGGTCCTCATTTCACCTGTCTTTGTAAATTTGGGATATTTGGGGAGAGGATATCCCATCTTATCTTTCACAGTATAACCTGATTCTGGGACACCATATGCCAATGCATTTCCTACCGAAATGCCAATTGCGTTTCTATAAATTGCCGATGAATTTGTTATAGAATCATATTTCATACGCAAGGTGACTTCACTCGAAGATACGCCACCTTGTTTCGCAAATTGGGGATTACTGGGTTTGTAATATATTTTAACAAAAGCAGGATTAAGTTTGGGCGGGAAGCTAGATATAAATACTTGTTTAGTGAGTGGATTTTGTATGCCGGAAATAAATGGACTAGTTGGAATAGGAATCGCTGGATAATTTCCTGCTACAAATCCAAACGCATTTTGTAAATCATTATTTGTTATTTTGAATCCGGGTACAACTGTATTTGGAACCGTTGGTGTGGTCCAAACTGCAGTTACAGGAATCGAAAAGTTAGAGCTAGGATAGATATCCGTATTAGATGGACTGACTTGGAATTCCACGACATTCGTAATATCATTATATCCTATATTCAATAAGAAAACGTTTGTATTACTAGAAAGCGAAATATAATAATGTCCATTAAGAGCCATTATATCATGTAAAAGAGCAGATAGGTTCTCAAGAGTATAATAACCAATTGGTATCGTCACTGTATAATATTGTCCATTTATCCATTGATATTGGAAAGTAAGAGGAGAACCAATGACGCCATATTTTTGACAATGACTAATTCCATTCGAAGAATAGGTATTTGCAGAAGATAAACTATCACCTGGTTTAGAGGTCGAACTTCCCTGACGAATATAATTATATTGGTTTTGTTGAAAAGAACGGTTACGGCTAATTAAATATTGATTGGTGGAAGTACAATACGTATCATTGTTTTTGGATATGTCAAATTGGCGTTTTATCATTCCACTACTACGAACCCGCCGCTTGGCATTTTCAGAAGGACTCTGAAATTTAGAACATGTGCCGGGTTTCTCACATGAATTTTTGGGAAAGGTATCATCTAACGTATTTACTAAACCATTTTGAATAGATGCACCAGAATTAATAATAAAACCGCCAGGTCTATCAAATTCGTCGATACGAGTCGATGTTCTCGAATAACACGAATGATTTGTTGACATAGTTGATGCGATTTCACGACGATATATTTTTAAGGGCATTGGATGGAATAATGTATTTCGTTTTAATTTAAGGGTTGGGTCAACCTGACCATTGGCTTGTATTGACGAAGTGATTTGTTTCAATGTTTGACCCTTCCAAGATAATAATGGATAAGGAAATGTACCCAAATAGGGTGTTGGTTTCATCAATTCATACATTTTATTCTAATATAGTATATTATAGTATAATAATATATTAAAAAAAACAGTAATAAACATAAAAAAGGACTCTTAGTAGGATGATTATCACTATAGACTTACCAAGATTTATATTATCAAATTTGTTTTTCTTAGATATGAAGCGAAATATTATTATGGATGGAAATTTTACCAAAATTATTTATTCGAATGATTGTTTTACCATGAATGGTCTTTTTATTTTATTCCCTATTGAAAGTGGAATAGAAAGATTAAAAAATCAGATAAAATTCAATTCATATTCGCCTTATAATTTGTCGATAATACAAGAGTTTTCTAGATTAGAGATGAAAATACTGGAATATTATAAACAATCAAAACAATGTAATCGTAAGTTGTCTAATTTATTGTCACGGCAAATTTATAGTGGATTTATGAAAACCCATAAAGATAATTACGATATGGTATTTGATGAAAAAAAAAATATACAATATGTTCTCAAAATTTCGGGAGTTTGGGAGACTCGTGAGGAAGTTGGGCTGACGTATAAATTATATGAAGTAGATGAAAACTATTTGTAATTTACGCTAATAACGATCATGTAGTAATTCGAACAAATTGGCTGGCCGGATGAAATGGATGATGTTTATTTTCAAAGAACTCTGCCAAAACCGAAGACAACCCGCCCATTTTACTCCACACCGTGAACTGGTTGTTCAGGGAAACAATTTCTACCGTTCGACCGTCCTGGCGTACTGATTCCAGGGGGCAAATGTACCCACCTTGTGCGAGTTCGCTCCTCTTATTTGTTCCGGTCAATCGTACCGCGATGGCGTATGATAAGGTAGGATTTGCTTTGTAATAATTGACAAGGTAGAGAACCATGTCCGCAACAACCTTGAGGTCGTTGAACGGAAATTCGGCAAGTGCCTGATTATGCACATTCATTTGCATAATCATGTTTCCCAAATTTTCTAGTGTTGGTGTATTTTTTTTTTCCAGCTCAAACAACAAGTCATCCATAAGGGACTTTTCAAACTCTGGGTCAGTCGAGGAAACGGACTGAATGTTGTCCAAAAGGCGGTAAAATGCCGCTACTCGGAACTCCATTTTGCCCCCCACCGTAATTTTGTATGATTTTGCCAAAAAGTTATTGATTTATGTTTTATTCAATTTTTTACATTTTTTTGAGAACATGAAAAAACGGGTTGGTTCCGTCTTTTTCAAATTAATTAATTTCATAAAATAATCCTAATGACTACACTACTTCTGGGCCCACACGGACATGGCCTCGAGGTCACACTCCTCCTCATCGTCACTGTCCATTTCGCCCCAGTTCCGGTTCTTCATGGCAATCTTGGCAATCTTGG